GCCATGTATGAAGCTGGTCTGCCACTTGAGAGAATGATATACATAGAACGCACAGAGGAATACGGCCCGCTCATTCGTATCACGCCTCTTTCGGTCTTGCGCGAGCAAGGTTTCTAATCCCTCAATATGTCCAAAACTCAGGGTATCTTCGGATACCCTTTTTTTGTGCTATCGCGTGGTTCAAGTCTATATACTTGCATCCTGTTAGCCTTTGATTGTTATTACTACAAACACCAAAACCTGTGACAATAATCAAGACATGACAGTCATCGAGCACGTATCCGGAACGAGTCTAAACATTGCAATGATGTCCGATCTACACATTGGGTCACTGCATACTGATTACAAGTTGATTGACAAGGAACTAAAAAGAGCCGTAGAAGAAGATGCAATGATAGCAATCAATGGAGACGTCTTTGACGCTATCTTGCCTGGTGATCGCAAACGCTATCGCGCAAACAATCTTCACCCAAGAATGTACACAGCTGGTGATGACATGATTGGCGAAAGCATACGATGGGCTTATGAAATCCTTGCTCCGTATGCTGATCGCATTCTCATGATTGGCGATGGAAACCACGATGACTCAGTAGCTCGGTTCCATCATATTGAGCCTGTAAAGCATCTGTGTATACTTCTAGCCAAAGAAACAGGTAAGTCCATTCAATATGGCGGCTACCATGGATTTATACATATTCGCATGGATATAAATGGCCAGAACAGAAAGTATGGACACTACGTTATCCATTACCATCATGGAGCTGGTGGTGGAGCACCAGTGACAAAAGGTGCAATCACATTCTCAAGAGCACAGATGTGGCTGGAAGGTGTCGATGCAATATGGCGTGGTCATACGCACAATAAACAAGCTGGCCGCGATGCCAAGGTCGTTTACAACATAAATAAAGTAAAGCCTGAGAATAGAGTATGTCATAAAGAAGTACTGACTATTCGTACAGGTGCATACATGGACACGTATACCGGAACAACATCAAGCCACCTGATGGAACATGGTCGTAAGGATAACTACGGTGCGCTCATGGATGGTAACGCTTTACCAAAAGGTGGCATGATATTGAAGCTCAAGTGCGAACAAGACTATGACAAGGATAAACGAGAAATTCAAGTTCATAGTCAATTGCACATCTAGCCAGTGCTACCGAATCCTCCAAGGCGGATTCCTGCATCTAGGTTTGCATTGCCTTTGTGTTCTAAGATAAGAGCTTGCGCAATACGCATCTTGTCAGCTATCGTGATATCCAGTGTCCCACAGTTTGTAAGAATGACTTTAATCTCGTGACCAACATAATCGGCATCTACAATACCTGGTGCATTCAAAACGTATACACCATGATTGATTGCTAAACCTGATCGAGAGCAAACCGCCAAGAAGTAGTTAGTCGGAAAGTTAGACGTAAGTGCAACACCGACTGGAATCAATAACCGTTCTCCAGACTTCAATAAAACGTCAGCATCCAATCGTGCACGCAAGTCTAAACCAGCCGATAAAGCTGTTGCTTGATTCGGAAGGTATATTGAATCTTCAGTATTGATAAGAGTAAACACTAGTCTTTTCCCCACATCGCTTCGTGTATTGTTGGAAGCTGTTCTTCGATAATCAACTTGATGTCATTCGCTATGACTCGATGTTCTGCTTGCGTATCGTCCTGCGTTCTCACATCAACGTAATGCAGCCAGTCACGAATGTTTCCTGCCATGTATAACCGTGTGGATGAGGACATCGGTAACACCATGCGTGCAGTTTCAGTAGCAAAGCCGTTTGCTAGTAAACATTGATATGCGTCAAAGGCACGTACTACAGCATCGTTAGCGTCGTTGTATGCCTTCTCTTGACTCTCTGTAAATTCATCTGGAAGGTCTAAGCTACTTTGACGGTTAGTTGCTCCGGCCATCCTTTGAAGTGGTAGGTAGATGGTCTGCGGAACAGGTGCATAGCGTTGGCTAAACTCTTGGAATGAGAAGCTGCGATGTCTAAGAATCTGTGCACTGATTGCACGAGTAGTATTGATCTCCACAACCATATGCGCCATCTCAAAGATAGACCAATGCTTCTTGCGAATGCAGTAACGTAGTAACTTCTCGTATTCACGATTCTCTTGGTTCGGACTACTCACACGAGCACAGTAAGCAATGTGTGCTTCCGCATTTGGCGTGATGGTTACTAACTTAGCGAAGTTCATTAATTCTTTTTCCAATCCAATGCATAACTGGTACAGCCATAGAATTGCCTAATGCTTTGTATCTAGGGCCATCAGGTGTATCCGTTTGAATGTCTGTCCATCCGTCTGGAAATCCTTGTAACCGTTCACACTCAATAGGTGTAAGTCTACGAACAGCCATTCCATGCATTATTTGTTGGTCTTGTGTTGTTGCAATGGTGTAGGCTTTTTCATCCTGCCCCATATAACCACTACCACCTGTGCCTGGCTTTGCTACCCCGCCGTTTGTGCCTGTGTAATGCCCAACCCCTCGTATCTTGAATGCATGGGCTGCTTGAGCTACTCCGTGAACTCCCGTAGCATTCAACGTGTACATTGGACCACCTACTGTAAAACCATCACCATTACCACCATTCAATGGTTGTCTGCCAATAGTGTTTTCAGCAAGTGCTATTGGTTCAACTACTACATCGACAGATCTGACATCACCTACATCAAAACAGTTCAACGTGTTTGTAACATCGTCTGAAACCCATGTCTCAAAGTCGTTGGTGCTCTGAGCTCTACGTGACTTGCGAAATGTGTGCTGTACAAGAGGTGTATTACCGCCACCTGTACCCCAGCGAGCTGCAACCGTAGGAGATACATCAACAGGGCCAGGGATACGGCTATCGTTTGGATGATTCTCATACATAACTGTTATCAAGGTTTCTGTTTCTGGGTCGTACCTGCAACCAGTGCCTGTCGTAAGGCATTGGGCAGTGTCTTGCCCCGCCGCTCGGCTCTTCGGAGGATTCCCTCGCAAGCTCTCTGGCTCAAATAGTACTTCTCCGGCACGTCTTGAGTCTCCTGAAGAATGTGCGACAACAAAGACTCGACGACGTCTTTGGGGGACTCCAAAGTACTGAGCGTCAAGCACTCGGTAGGCGAACCCATACCCGATGTTGCCCAACGCCCCGATGAAGGAACCAAAATCCCGTCCTGCGCTGCTTGACAAAACACCGGGAACGTTTTCCCAAACGACCCATTCGGGTTTAAAGTGGTCAACCATTCCAACGAATGTGAGGGAGAGGTTTCCCCTTGGGTCTTCAAGTCCTTTACGCAATCCTGCAACACTGAATGCTTGGCAGGGTGTTCCTCCAACGAGAAGGTCAATTGAACCTCTTGCAATGTCCCATTCCTTATAGCGCGTCATATCACCAAGATTCGGCACGTTTGGAAATCTATGTGCCAGTACCTTAGATGGAAACTTTTCAATTTCGGAGAAAGCAACAGGAGTCCAACCAAGTGATTCCCATGCTACACTTGCGGCTTCAATCCCACTGCAAACGCTTAGGTAACGCACTAGCGTAAACCTAACTTCTTAAACACAGAAGGTCGTGCTTGTTCTTCTTTTTCGATGTCTGTAGTCATAACACGCAAAAGACCGGCAGCGTCGTCCAATGCCTGTTCGACCTTGACGTTTAGTCCGTGTTTGATGCGCAAGTACTTTGCTTCACAAGAAGCTGCAATGACCAAGTCAAGCAGCTCTTGTGCGCGTTTATCATGATTCTTCATATATTCTCCCCTAACAGAAACGATGACAGAATCATACAACAGTGCTAACTTATAACGCAATGTTAGAAATTTAACTGTATAAATCCACCTCGTACGCCTAGTTCACTCCAGTCGCGCACTTTTGGATAGTAACCGTCACCGTCTCGTTCATCACCGTAGAAGTTCTCCGGGCAGGTATTACCTTCAATGGTCAGTACCCCGGTTCCGTCTTCACGCACGCGATCAACAACACCCATATGAGCATGTCGATTCAATGCGCTGAACCAGAAGCAAACCAAGTCGCCTTGCCTGATTTTAAATGGCATTGACTTTGCTTGTGAAAGACTAACCCAATGTCCGTTTTTCTGTGCCCAACGTACATAGTCTGGAGTGTAGGCAGTACGCGGCATTGTTTCGTCGTATGTCAGTCCAAGTTGTGTCGCCGCTTGCTTTAATCGAAATCGAACAACAGCGACACACCATGGATTCCCTGGAGGCAAAGGAGGAACGCATGATGCTAAGTACGATTCGACTGCTTTGCCGGCGTTAGTTCCTTCTTCACGAATGCCTAAGTTAAGCCTGGCGTTTTCTACAGCTCGTATTGCAATCGGTCTATCAGACATCTTTCTTTCCTCCAAAGTATGGTTTACCCATACCGTCAGCAATTAATTTGGTTGCTAAATCTGTTGCTTCAATAGTCTCGTAACTCAATCTGGTAATGCTTCCAAGGATTCGCCCATACTTATCTGTCTTATGGTCTTTTACTGTAAGTCTGTAAGTTTCAGGATTCTGCTCCAGCATAAAAGTAATTGTGTATTGTTGAGCAGCTTTACCAGCCGGCGTGTTTTTTTCTGGTGTGTTCACGCCATAGATTCGCACATGTTTATCCATAAGCCATGTACCAAATCCAAGGTCAATGTCAACAACAACGGTATCACCGTCAATTACTCTCTTTATTTTTATTCCGTACTCGTACATTTAATTTTCCTTTTGCTCTGAGTTCCATAAGTCTTTGACGACGTCCTTCACGCAACTGACGTTTACGTTCATTGTCTCGTTGATCTGCAATGTGGTCTGCCATAGCAATTGTCTTGCTTAGGTTTTCACGCATCATTGGTAAGTTGGCTTCAATCATCAGTGACATACATTGCAACGCTAATGCTTCATCCCGTACTTGCCGTAGTTGACTGCGATTGAGTTGAGTCAGTGGGTTTAGAGTAATCAAATGATGGGCATACAAAGGATTGGCAATGAGAATGAGCCGCCGTATCGACTTGTGTAGACCTTGATCTTTGATAATGCCGAATAGGTGCTGTGGTAGCCGAATACAGGTTTTTACGTATGGGTCTATCTGATATTCTTTCGGCCATTCACCAAAGTCATCTTCTGCTCCTGTTACATCCTTGGTCAGACAGATTGGCTGAGTAGCTGTATATCCATGCAGACTTGGTTGTTTACTAATTTTTGCGTCACGCATGGGTAAAGTGTATAGTAAAACAACCTCGGTTACTAGGAGAAAGCACATGGAACCCGTGTGGCAGTTTGACACAGTCAATGGTGCTGAACGTATCGTTCGTCTGTATGTAGGATCGGAAATGAAGGCTATTGTCCATTTGTCGCCTTCGTCGTTTGTAGCCAATGTTTACGATGAGGCTAATGCTGGTCAAGAAGTGTTTACTAAGTTGACCGATGCCCAAGACTGGGTATTCTCAAAGTTAAACTTGAGTGGAGTTCACGAGACGCCACATGAGTTTGACATTGATGCAGTTCCTCCAGTGGATGAGAACATTCCTCAAGTACCTAAGCCACGTAAGCCAAAGGTATCTGTTCCTCGTGAAGGATAACAGTCACTACGAAAAGTATTCGCTACGTCCAACCGACGTAGCGGATTCTTGGGGATTGAATAGGTATTTGTTCACGGCAATAAAGTACATTCAGCGGCGTGGACAAAAAGAAGGTTGCAGTTATCATGGGGACTTGGCAAAAGCCATCTGGTACTTAGCCAAGGAATTTACTGGCAGTGATGACGCAGCTGAAGAAATCAAGAAAGCCGTTTGGCGTTTGAAGGAATTGGTGGAGTTAGATGATGAATCAAGTAGCACTAGTAGGGAGAATCACCCGTGACCCGTCCTTTGTTGGGACAGGCGCAACACCTCGTTGTAACTTCTCGGTAGCAGTAGATCGTCCGTATATCAAGGACAAAGAGAAGGCTACAGACTTCTTTGACTGCGTAGCGTGGGGAAAAACAGCTGAGTTTGTTGGCAAGTACCTTGAAAAGGGACGCCTTGTTGCTGTCACCGGACGTATTGAAATCAACGTCGTCAATGCTATGGACGGCACACAAAAGCGATTCACAAACATTGTCGTTGTCAATGTGTCACCGCTCACAAAAGGTAGTCGTGATGCAGAGTCAGGCGCATCTGTAGATGTGTCCGATATTGAGGATCCTTTCGCTTAATGGCAAAGCATATCGCCAACGAAAACCTCTTACAGCGTGAGGCTTTTGAGACTTACTATAGTCTTGGTGACACGCGCGATAGAAACCTTGAAAAGGTCTCTGAGAGGCACCACGTATCAGTACAGACTGTTCGCAGTTGGCGACGTAACTTTAGTTGGGAAACAAGGACACTTCAGCGTGATGCTGAGGTGTCTACTCAATTAACAAAGTCGTCTGTTGCATCTGTTGCCGTTGCTAAGGCTGCATTCATCGGCATTGTCGATGACACCATTGAACAGTGGAAGCAAAACCTAGCGAAAGGTGAGATACGCCTAGATAGCGTAACTGACTTAGAGAAAGCAGTAAAGATAAGATTATTGCTATCAGGTGAGAACACAGAAAATGTCGGCATCGGCCCATCTGGTACATGGCGTGTTCTTGCGGAACAGTATGGGCTTTCACAGGAAGAGATTCTTGCTGAGGCACAGTTAATCGCAGCCAAGCCAGAAGATGACATAGAGGAAGCAGTAGTCGTTGAGTAAGATTCAAGAATCACCAGCTACATCTGCACTTATGGCGGAAGCAGCAAAGCGTGCCTACGAGAAGAAAGTCAATGCGGCGCGTATTAGCCTTACAGAGTTTGCAGGATTCGTAGATCGTAAAGCTGCCGATCAATACAAAGCCAAGCATCTAAAAGCATTGGCAAAAGAACTAGAACTGGTAGAGAGTGGTCATGTGGATAGACTTATGGTCTTTATGCCACCAAGACACTGGAAGAGTTCTACGGTATCGGAGAAGTTTCCTGCATGGTTTTTAGGCAGAGACCCACGTCGCACTATTATCCATTGTTCGTACTCCAACGACCTTGCAGAGCAGTTCTCTCGTAGTGTGCGCGACACTATTCAGAGCAACCGTGACTTCAACGCTGTATTCCCAGATTGTCAGTTAGCCACTGACCAGCGCAACGCACAGACATGGGCATTATTGTGGGCGCACAGAGCCACATACAGAGCCGCTGGTGTCGGCGGTGGTATTACTGGACGTGGTGCAGACCTTATCTTGATTGATGACCCCGTAGCAGATGAAGAAGCAGTCTGGACAGAAGATAGACGTGAAAGTCTATGGCGTTGGTATCAATCAAAGCTTCGTACTCGTCTTGAGCCTGGCGGACGCATTATCCTGATTATGACCCGTTGGCATGAGGACGATTTAGCAGGACGTCTCATTGAAGAGATGAAGCACGCTGGTGAGCAGTGGAAGATTGTAAGTTTTCCTGCAACCGCAGAACCAGATGAGCAAGATGGTGTCGATACTCTTGGGCGTAAATATGGTGAAGCATTATGGCCAGAACGCTATGACGTCAAGGAACTAGCGGGTCTGCGTTCAGCGGTTAGTGAGCGCGTTTGGAATAGTCAGTATCAACAGAGACCATCAACACAGCAAGGCAATATGATACTTGCTGACAATATCCTTGAGGGTAATCCACCTGAGATGAAGTCACAGGTACGTGGCTGGGACTTAGCATCTACTAAGGGTAAGGGTGACTTTACTGTCGGTGTACTTGTAGGACTTGGCGAGGATGGTAACTACTGGATTCTTGATGTTGTCCGTAAACAGTTAGCCACCAATGAGCGTGACGAGATGATACGTGTCACTGCTATGATTGATGGCATGGAAGAGACTATTCAGAGGTTTCCACAAGACCCTGGTGCAGCAGGTAAGTCTCTTGTTGCAAGTATTACTCGTATGTTGTCAGGACACAGATTACGGTTCAAGCCCATTTCAGGTGATAAAACAATTAGGGCAGACCCAATGTCATCGCAGGTAAACCAAGGGCATTTCCGCATGGTCAAGGCTGAATGGAATAGTATCTTGGTAGATGAATTGAAGATGTTTCCTAACGGAAGGCACGACGACATCGTGGACGCTTTAGCCGACGCATTCACAACGCTCGCTGAGGAAAACACAAAGAGGCAAGTTAGTGTGAATTGGGATGTCTTCTAAGCAAGTGTATAGACTTGACATGGAGTATCTGGTTTACTTATCGCTTTTATATAGGTCTGTATACTTTTTAGTGAGGCGGCATGGCATTCTGGGATAAAGCTCTACATAAACTTGGCATAAAGAAAATCAATGAGTTGTCCATTGGCGATGATACGCCTTTGCCACGCTATGCCTATGGTCAGTACATAACTGGTTTTCAGTCATTCTCTGACCTACTTAGTCCATACAGGACACTTGATCCAGCCCAAGCCAATGAAGGACGCGACAATGCGATTGTCAGCATCTGTATTAACTTCATTGCTACGTCTTGGCAACAAGCACCTGTATCTGTTGGTACGCGTGACGGTGTCAATTATAAAGGCTTAGAGAAACAGCATCCACTTGAGAACCTTATAGAGTTTCCAAATGAGCATTATGGTGGAACACAGTTAATATGGGCTGTACTTACAGACGTCATCCGTAAGGGTAACGGTTATATCTATATAACCCGTGATCGCTTAGGTACACCTATCCATTTATTGTGGGTTCCTGCTCGTTGGATTCGTCCTATTCCAGATGACAATGGATACTTAAAGCATTACGAGTATTCACCATTTGGCAAGTTGATGATCCTGAAGAAGGAAGATGTAGTACACGTAAAGTATGGAATCGATGAGCGTTTACCTCTGCAAGGCGTTTCGCCTCTTGCGCCTTTGTATCGTGAAATCATTACGGACAACTCGTACTCTGACTTTAGTGCTGGACTTGCTTCCTCCGGTGGTGTACCTCCGGTCGTATTTACCCCCAAGATTCTAAAACTAGAGGGTGGCGAGCAAGCCGCACCAATGACTCCAGAGCAAGCGGACAACATGACACGTCGTTTGCAAGAGAAAATGTCTCGTGAACCGGGTAAACCTCGTTTCGTTCCTGGTGCATTGGATATGCATCAACTTGGATTCAAGCCTGATGAGATGGCATTAAACGATGTCCGCTCAATGCCTGAAACACGTATTCCAGCTGCGCTTGGTCTTGACCCGTTAGCACTTGGCCTGTGGACTGGTGTGCAACGTGCTACGTTTAATAACAAGCAAGAGTCCATTAAGCAGTCATGGCGTGGTGGGATTCTCCCATTCATGAAGATGTTTGCTTATGAGTTGACCCGTAAGGTTCTACGTACATATCCAGACAGCGAAGACCTTTGGGTGTTCTACGATACGTCTGGAATCTTGGAACTCAAGTCCGATGTCCTTGACTCTAGACGTGAAGCACGCGCAGACGTTCTTGCTGGAATCATTACAGTTGATGAAGCACGCGAAGAAGTTGGTAGAGAACTGTCGTTCCACGAAGCCATGCAATCTGACATGGAAAGCGTGGAAGCACGTACTGAGTATCTGGCTACAACAGAAGCTCCGGTTGTTACACCGTCATTGGCAAGTACCAAGCCGAGAAGCGAGGATGTATCACGTAGGCAGCAAGCTAGTGAGGAGATACATATCCCGTCCCCTTCGGACTTGGAAAAGGTTGGTGGATCAAGCAGATGAATAACGAAGTCTTGTGCTGGATTGGAGATGCTGTAAAGTCATCGTCCGACGGTCGCTTTGCAGGTTACTTGGTACGCTTTGATAATCAAGGTAATGCCAACGATACCACTGGTGAATACTTCACCGCAAAGACTGATTTTGGACGCCCTCTAAAGAGCGGAGATGAGTTTGACCTAAACCTGTATTACGGTCATGGATTCACCGATGTCTTTGGTAACCAAGTTATTGGTCGTGGCAAGGTAAAGATGGATGATGCCGGCCTTTGGTATGAAGGCCAGATTGACATTAGTAACCGCTATATGGCTAAGGTAAACCAACTACTACGCGAAGGCCGACTTGGTCTTAGTAGTGGTGCTGCACCACATCTTGTTGCTTACTCCAAGAAGAGTGCTGATCGCAAAGAGATTCTTTCATGGCCTATCGCAGAAGCAAGCCTTACGCCTTGTCCAGCGGAGCCTCGTAACTCTGTTGTTCCAGTCAAGTCTTTGATGGAAGTTACTGTCAAGGAAGAAAAGACATTCAAGCCTACGTCCGCAATGAAGACAGCTGCAAAACGTGCGATTGCATGGCGTGAAGCAGGGCATGATGGAGCAACAGCAGTAGGTTGGGCGCGAGCTAACCAGATTGTCAAGGGTGAGTCTTTATCTGCTAGTACTGTCATGCGTATGTACAGTTTCTTTTCTCGCCACGAGGTAGACAAGAAGGCTAAGGGATTCAGTTCTGGAGAAGAAGGTTTTCCATCACCAGGTCGTGTTGCTTGGGATGCTTGGGGTGGAGACCCTGGGTTTGCTTTTGCTAAACGCTGTCGGAATACAATCCTAAAGAATAAGAGCATGTTTGGTGCATATGACCCAGACGATATGGAAGAGGAAGAAGACGACGAGGAAGAGTCCTCTAAGGCTGAAATGGAATACGAAGACGAAGGCATCGAGGAAGACGAGCAGGGAGAAGAAGCCGAAGACTCCGGAATGCTAGGTAGCATCGACGATGAAATGTCTTTGTATGGTCTCCAACTTTTGTTTGGTCGGTTGATGTCTTACATCGCCGGAAACCCTGATGAACCTGAAATGGTCGGTGAGGCACTTGATGAATTTGCTGATAAAGCAAAAGTACTTGTGTCACACATTGACGCTATGGGTGACGATTTTATGACCCAAGTCAAGTCTATACAATTGACAACGGTCAGAGATTTTGAGAAGTGGCTGCATACAAGTGGACGCTTTTCAAAGAGCGATGCAAAAATCATTGCATCACAAGGCTGGAAGCAGCGGGATGTCGCGAAAGCCGAATCACAGTCAGCATTGGTGGAAGCTCTGAAGGCTAGTGCTGAACTCGATAAACAAATCTTTGAGCTATCAATCAAGTAAGGAGAGATCATATGGATCTTAACAAGATTGTCGATGGTATCAAAACTAAGTCGGCAGAACGTGATCAGATTCTCGCTAAGTCTGATTTCAGTCATGATGACTTGGCAAAGGTAAAGTCGATTAACGACGCAATCGCAGTTGCTAAGGAACAGTACGAAGCAATTAAAACTGCACAGGATGAGAAGCAGTGGTTTGCAGAGCCAGCAAACGAAATTCCTGGCAATGTTCACTACGCCAAGGCTGGACATGTAGACCTCGATCGTAGCCGCACGGGCATGGAAGTCAACCACGTTGGTGAAGGTTCCTTTACCAAGAGTGTTTGGGCGCACATGAACACCGATGGTTACAAGCAAGCATTCCATGAATACCTCCGCAAGGGTATTACCGGCATGGGTGCAACAGCTCGTAAAGACCTTGAAATCGGACTTGACCCACAGGGTGGATACTTTGTAACACCTGAAATCATCAACAGAGTCGTTAGCCGATTGGCTACTCCAACCCGTGTTGCTGGTCTCGTTACTCAGCTCTCTACCAGCCGTGATGCAGTTGAGATGCCAAAGGTTAACTATGCAGACAGCAATGACATCTATTCAACTGGCTTCCGTGTAACCTACACGGGTGAAACACCAGCAACCGATGAAGGACTTGTAGATGACTCCGACCTCTTTGGTCAGACTCGTATCGATGTCTACACAGGTATGATGAAAAGCCGCATCACCCGCAACATGTTGGAAGATGCTGCAATCGATATTCAGGGATGGATTGCCGATAAGTTTGATGAAACCATTGCTCTTGAGCGTGATCGCATGATTCTTAGCGGTTCTGGTGTAAACCAACCACTCGGTATCCTTTCCGCAATCGGTACTGCTGATGCACCACGTATTGTAAACTCTGGTTCTGCTTCTGCTCTTACTGCCGATGGTCTTATTGACCTTATCGACACATTGCCAGAACAGTACAATGAGAACATCCGTGTTGTCATGAACCGTGTCAGCACCAAGCGTGCAGTAGACAAACTGAAAGACCTTCAGAACCGCTACTTGTTCGCATATGGTTATCAGGACTCCGGCCTTGCTGGAAGCCGTGTCGATACACTCCTTGGCTACCCTGTTGTTTACAGCGGACTCATGCCTAACGTAGCGGCTAACGCTTACCCAGTTATCTCCGGTGACTGGTCTGGTTACTACTTGGTCAATCGCCTTGGACTCTCCATCCAGGTTCTTCTTGAGCGATATGCTGAGAACAACAAGGTTGGACTTGTTGGACGCTTCCGCCATGGTGGACGCCCAGTTGAGTCTTGGAAGCTGATTGCCCATAAGGTATCTGCTTAGTGAAATGGGGAGGGTGACACCTCCCCAATGAAAGGATAACGATTATGGTTCTTCGCCAAATCCAAAAAGAAATCAAGCACATCCGCATGAAGCCAGATGGCACAAACTACACTGCGGCTGCTGGTACGACAAACATCAACAGCGACAGCGTAGACGTCGTCGGATTCAACAACATCTGCTTTGAACTGGTCTTTGGAGCGATTGTCTCCGGTGCAGTTACAAGTGCAAAGCTTCAGTGGTCAGATGACAACAGTACGTTCACGGACGTAACTGGTGGATCTGTTACAATCGCTGACACGGATGACAACAAGATTGTGTTCTTCGAAGTTCACAAGCCAAAGAAGCGTTACTTCCGTGTCGCGACTTTGCGTGCAACACAGAACGCTACTGTTGACTTCCTTGATGCTAAGGTCTGGAATGCAACACAGGTTCCTGTGACGCAGGATGCAACCACTGTCAAGGGTGGCATCTTCCTCAACGGCGGTTCGTAGTTATAGGCGGTAGACGTGACTCAAATCGAAGCAATCAACTGGTTGACAACATACGCTGATGCTAACCTTGACCCGGTGTTATCACCCGACGAGTTAGTTCAGTTAGTAAACCGCTACAAGATTGCTAACGAATGGGAAGCGTCTACTGCATTCAACGGTAACTACCGCATCCGGATTGCAGCTAACAATAGGCTTTACCGCTGTATTGAAGCTGGAACTACCGGAGATACAGCACCTTCATGGCCTACCTTACGTGCAAGTAAGGTGGGCTATGTCGTAACTGATAACACTTGTTACTGGCAAGATGAAGGCGACGCACCAACAGACAATTATGACTTGTCTGGTATGGCCAAAGCGGCATGGACACTCAAAGCCGCAAAGTGCGCAAATGACATCAATACCAGTGACGAATGGTTGCAACTTGAACTGCAACAACGCCACGCACATTGTGTGCGAATGGCTAACACCTTTATGGATATGTGGGTTCCGTGATACCAGTATCACCCGGTAAACGCGCTGTTCAGTATCTGACTACGCAAATGCAAGCCAGATTACTTACTGATACGGCATACGCGCTTAAGCCGGTCAACACTGGCCCGACCACTAGTATCGGATCCGCTAACGTTCAATATACACTTGTACCTTCTCCGAGTGGCTACAAGTCTTTTCCTTGTCGAGTACGGTTGCCACGTCAAGCACGTAACGAAGAGTTTGCAGGGAAGAAAACACAACCACTTTACGATGCCGAGATTATCCTTCCTGCTAACGCGGAAGTGACACAGTATGACCGACTAAAGGTTAACGGCATTGAGTACTTGATTACAGGTAGTGACCCTGGTCGCACTGATGCTATCTTTATCACCGTCAAGGCAGAAAGGCGCAAAGCATGAACATTGCCTACGGTAGGTTATGGTGGGTTGTCATTGGTAGCTTCTTTGCTTCTGCACTACCTGCCTTCAATATGGCGTGGGACAAGATGCCTTTGACTGAGACCAGCTCGTTTGGTCAGGTAACAAAGGTAGCAAGCATAGCAAGTATTGAGGCATTACGTGCTGGCATCCCTGCGGTTATTACAGCGATGATCGCATTCTTTATGCGACAGGATGCTGACTTACCTGCCTTCAAAACTGATGTGAAGACACAAATGGAATCACAACTGCGTAAAGAGATTGAAACCCAGATACTCTCCCGATACACGGAAGCGGGAAAGGACGTTCGATGACTATTGAAGTTTGGCATTTGATTGTGGCTGTGTTGACGTTAATGATTCCTATCGTGTTGACAGGTATTCAAGCTGCTATGGGTTTTGCTCGTATGGATGAACAGTTAAGCCACATGCGTGGTGACACGCGTGAGATCAAATCTGATACCGCTAAGATGGAAACACGCCTTGGTAAAGTTGAAAGCCGAGTGTCTAACATTGAAGGGCGTATGGGTACAAGATGACTATCAATAACTCCGCTGCGGTAAGTTCTGTGCTGGCGTTCCTAACAATGCCTTTTAAGGGGACAGATATGAACGCTTTGAAGGTGGTCAAATGAACCTGAATAATGTAGTGGTCACACCACTCGTGACAAATCCAGCAGACTACAACATCAAAGCAGACATCATGAATGATGAGTTTGTAAAGGTTGCAGACTTTGGCGTAGATGGAATCGATATGTTTGCGTGG